CCAGGAGACTCTCTTCGAGCGGGAGCGAACCGACAAGGTCGACGTCGTCGGCTGGGAGCGCGACGGGCTGGTTACGGCGACGCCCGGGAAGGTCATCGACCAGGACGCGATCAAGTTCAAGCTCCTATCGCTAGCGAAAGAGTTCGAGGTCATCGAGATTCCGATGGATCCTCACAACGCCACGAAGCTCCAGACCGAGCTCATGGCGCACGGGCTCCCAGTTGTGAACCATCCGCAGGGCTGGATCTCCATGTCGCCGGCGATCAAGGCAACCGAGATCCTGATCCTTTCCGAGAAGCTCGTCCATGATGGGAATCCGGTGCTGCGCTGGATGTTCGGAAACGTCGCGCTCGAGATCAGTTCCAGGGACAACCGCTCTTTCCACAAAGGCAAGAGCACCGATAGAATCGACGGCCAGGTCGCGCTTGCGATGGCCATCGGCCGCTCCCAGGCAAGCGAGGGGCCAAGCATCTACGAGTCTCGCGGATTGGTCGTCATCGGAGGGGATCCGGAATGAAGAAGATGATCCTGAACGTGGCAGGCCGCCTCGACCGGTCGGACGCGCTGATCCTTTCGGGTCTCGGGCTTCTCAGCGCTGGGCTCTGGTTCGTCGATCCGCGCGCCGCGGCCTCGGTCATCGGCGTGATCCTGTTGGCCATGGGAATCCGGGGGGCGACCTAGATGGGCTTCTTCTCCGAGGTGCTGCAGTCCCGCGCGATCAAGCAGACCTATGCCCAGTCGGTTCAGCAGGGAGGGCCGTCCTGGCTCTCCGGTTCGCCGGAAGTCTGGAGCGGCGCAGAGGTCACGGAGCTCACGGCCCTCGGGGTGAGCGCGTACTACGCCTGCATCCGCGTGATCGCCGAGGACCTGTCCTCCCTCCCGCTTCCGGTCTATGAGCGTCTCGATCCGCGGGGTAAGCGCCGGGCCACGAAGCATCGTCTCTACTCGATCGTGCATGACGAACCGAACGCATGGATGACCTCCATGGTTCGCAGAGAGACGGAGCTCTATCACGTCCTGGGCTGGGGGAACGCCTATTCCTTCATCGAGAAGGACGGCGCCAACAATGTGATGGCGATCTGGCCTCTGCGTCCCGACATGACTTGCGCGGAGATCTATGAAGGAAGACTCAGATATCGAACGAAGCTCTTCAAGGACCCCGAGAAGGAGGAGATCTTCGCGCCTGAGGAGGTCCTGCATATCCCCGGGCTGGGTTTCGACGGGCTCAGGGGGTATACGACTGCGCATCTGATGAGGCAGTCGCTGGGCTTGACGATAGCTCTCGAGGAGTCCGGAGCCAGGTACTTCGGCAACGGAGCCCAGCACGGGGTCGCCCTCGAGCATCCCAGACAGCTGAGCGAGGCGGCTCAGGCGAGGCTGAAGTCGAACTGGATTGGCACGCATGGCGGCCTTTCGAAGCGCCACCTTCCGGCGATCCTCGAGGAAGGGATGAAGGTCTCGAAGCTCGGGATCCCGCCCGACGAATCGCAGTTCATCGAGACGCGCCAGTTCCAGGTGACCGAGACGTGCCGGTTCTTCAGGATGCAGCCCCATAAGATCGCCCATCTGATCAATGCGACCTTCTCGAACATCGAGCATCAGGCGATCGAGCATGTCGTCGATACGCTCCGTCCCTGGGCGGTGCGCACAGAGCAGGAGTACAACCGGAAGCTCTTCTCGTCACAACAGCGCGGGCGCTTCTTCGTCGAGCATCTCTTCGACGGGCTTCTGAGAGGAGATGCGAAGACGCGGGCGGATGCTCTCGCGGTGCGCCGCCAGAACGGGACGATCAACGCGGACGAGTGGCGGGAGATCGAGAACGAGAATCCTCTCCCGGACGGCCAAGGGGAAATCTACGTCGTGCAGTCAGGAATGATCCCCCTCGGGAGGGTCGGAGAGAACATGCCGCCTGCTTCACCCGCTCCGGATCCGGCGCCGGCGAAAAAGGGAATAGATCCGGCCGCTCTGATCGACGACGTCGCCGAGCGGGTACTCGCCCGTGAGACGAAGCGGCTTGGTGGGGCGATTACGAAGATCGAATCGGGCGGGCTCGCGGGGTTCGAGGAATGGAGTCTTCGTTTCTACATCGACCATGCGAACTATGTTGCTCGGTCGATCTTGCCTCTCCTGCGGACATTCGGTCTCGAGCTCGATCGGGCCGACTCCATCGCCCGCCAGCACGTCAATCAATCGCTCGATGCCCTCTCGCGCCACATCGCCGCGGCCGACCCGAAGGCGATGACGCGATCGCTCACGAAGCTGCTCGAAATCTGGGCTGCGGAACGCCCCGCCGAGCTGCGAACCCGAATCGAGGCCGCCCTGGAATCGGCCGTAGAAAGGAACGTCGCATGAAGACCAGGACCGAGGACCTCCCCACCATCGAGCGCCGCGCCTTCGGCATCGAGCTGCGGGCCAAAGATGACGCCGGCAAGACCCTCGTCGGTCACGCCGCGGTATTCAATCAGATCGCAGACATGCGCTGGTTCAAAGAGAAGATCGCTCCAGGCGCGTTCGCGGAATCGATCGGTCAGGACGATATCCGCGCGCTCTGGAATCACAATACCGATTATGTGCTCGGGCGGAACCGCGCGAAGACGCTTCGGCTCTCAGAGGACGCAGTCGGCCTGGCCATCGAGATCGATCTTCCGGACAACCGGACTGTCCGAGACCTGGTCCTCGGGCCGATTCAGCGTGGCGACGTTTCGCAGATGTCGTTCATGTTCGAGGCGCTGAAAGAGGAATGGGACGAGGAGCCCAGTGTCCCGGTCCGGACGCTGCTCAAGGCGAAGCTCTGGGAGACCTCGCCCGTGACATTCGCGGCCTATCCGACGACGGACATCGCCGCGCGCTCGGCGTTCGAGAAGTGGCGCGAGGGGCGGATCAAGGGCGTGCCGGTCGAGATCGCGCGAAGGAAGCTCGACCTCGAGTCTGCATCGTGAGGATGCTCCTATCCAGGGGCCTGGAGGCGGGGTCGCGCCCGGGAGGGAGGATCTCTCGGGCGCAGATGGGGCGGATCCTGCGGGCATGGAATTCCCCTCGAGCCCTTGACAAACGTTTCGAGGGGAGTAAGGTTCACCCGCGAACACTGACCCGGGCCCAGTCCCGGGTGACGTAGCGCAAGCGCACGGCCAGCCGAGGCGCAGAGCTACCTGGATCCCATAACAGCGGGTCCGGTGGCCTGCGCCTTTCGCGTTTTCGGTCCTCCTGACCCCCCAGGAGGCACCGATGAGGTCAAGCGAACTCCGCGAAAAGCGCGCCAAGCTGATCGCCGACGCCCGGGCGATCTGCGACACCTCGGAGAAGGCGGGCCGCTCTTCCCTGAACACCGAGGAGCAGGCCAGCTACGACAAGCTCTGGAAGGACGTCGTCGACTTCCGCAAGGAGATCGATCGCCTCGAGCAGCTCGAGGCCGAAGAGCTCGGCCTGACGAAGTCGGTCCGGGAGAGCGCGGCCGCGAAGGAGGACCGCGGCGGCTCGGTCGATCCGGCCAAGCCCACGCACAACCCGAACCTCGGGCCGGCCTATCGCCAGCATCCGAAGTATCGGGAGGCCTTCCAGCACTTCATCGTGGGCGAGTCCCGCGAGAAGATCAATGCCGAGGTCCGGGCACTCCAGGCGGACCTCGACGTCTCGGGCGGCTATCTCACGGCCCCAACCCAGTTCGTCCAGGACCTGATCAAGACGGTCGATGACCAGGTCTTCATCCGCAAGCTCGCGACCGTGCGCCAGGTGCCCACCGCGCGCAGCCTCGGAGTGCCCTCCCTCGATGCCGATCCGGCCGATTCCGATTGGACGGCGGAGCTCGGGACCGGCTCCGAAGATTCGACGATGGCGTTCGGCGACCGGGAGCTGAATCCTCACCCTCTCGCCAAGCGCATCAAGATCTCGAACAAGCTCCTCCGGATGGATGCGAACGTCGAGGAGCTGGTCCGCTCGCGCCTCGCCTACAAGTTCGGGATCGCCCAGGAGAAGGCCTTCCTGCTCGGCACCGGCGCCCAGCAGCCGCTCGGCCTCTTCACCGCATCGACGAACGGGATCCCGACGGGCCGCGACAAGTCCCTCGGCACGGGACTGACGATCACTGGAGATGGGCTCAAGGACGCGAAGTACTTCCTGAAGGGGAACTACTGGCCGCGGGCCCAGTGGCTCTTCCATCGCGACGGCGTGAAGATCATCGCCAAGCTCAAGGACACGACGAACCAGTACCTCTGGCAGGACTCGATCCAGAACGGTGAGCCCGACCGCCTGCTCGGCTTCCCCGTGAACATGTCCGAGTACGTGCCCAACACGTTCACGAACGGTCTGTACGTCGGGATGCTCGGCGACTTCTCGAACTACTGGATCGCCGACGCCATGGACATGCAGATCCAGCGCCTGCTCGAGCTCTACGCCGAAACGAACCAGACCGGTCTGATCGGCCGGCTCGAGACGGACGGCATGCCGGTCCTCTCCGAGGCGTTCGTGCGCTGCACGGTCTCGACGTAGGTCAACCGGATCCGAAACGGGCGAACCGCGCCAGGAAGGAAACACAGGAGAGAACGATGAACCTGCTCAAGAACATGAAGGCATCGCGGCAGATCAACGCGACGGTGGCCGGCACGACGTCTCTCGCCGGCTCCACGCTCGACATGGCGGGATTCGAAGGCGTGCTGTTCATCGCCGCCATCGGAACCATCACCGCGACCGGGGTTCCCGCGCTCCTCGCACAGGGCGGGAATCAGTCGGACGGATCGGACATGGCCAACATCACCAACGCCACGAGCGGAGCCATGACGGCCGGAACGGACGACAACAAGATCGCCATGCTCGACGTCTACAGGCCTCAGAAGCGCTACGTCCGCGCGGTTGTCACGCGCGGAACGGCGAATGCCGTCGTCGACGGCGTGATCGCGATCCAGTATGGCAGCCGTCTCGATCCTCCGACCCAGGACGCGACGACCGTCGCCAAGGCTGTCCAGGTCGTCGGAAGCTAGCGGCAACTCTCGGGGGCCTGGCTTCGGCCGGGCCCCCATTCCTCGAGGTCGCAATGGGCAATACGACGGTGCGCATGCTCTCGAACTACGCGGGGGGGGACGGGGTGACGGCCTCCGCGGGGGATCTGCTCTCGATCGATGAGACGCTCGCCGGCGAGCTCGTCGATGGCGGCCTCGCGGAGGCAGCTCCGGACGCTCCGGTCCGGCCCCCGCAGAATCCATTCCTCATCATCGGGGAGGGCAGCTACGCTCCGACGATCGAGGAATCGGGGGGATTCATCTTCTTCAACGGCGGCTGCGACGTGACGCTGCCGGCCGCGGCGCCTGTCGGAACGAACTACACCTTCATCGCCAGGGCGGCGGACTCCATGGACCCCCTGACGGTCGTCCAGGCCGATGGGGAGCATCTCTGGCTCGCGGGCCTGACGTTGCCCCTGATCGAAGCAGCGGTTGGCTTGACCACCGCCGGCACGCCGCCCCTGTGCGCGGGCACCTCGATCAAGCTCGTCTCCGATGGCCAGGGTTCCTGGTTCGCCGTCTCGGCGACCGGCTCTTGGGAAAAGATCGCCGACGAATAGAAGTCCAAGGAGGGAGAACAGTCCATGAAGACGATCAAGATGCACACAACGGCCGCCGGCCCTGGCATCAACGCGCATGCCGGCCAGACCGTGCAGGTCGAAGATCACATCGCAAACGCGCTGATCGCCGCCGGCTGCGCGGAGCTCGTGCCCGGACCGGATCCGGAACCGACGCCGGCGAGCGAGCCGGTGACCGAGCAGGGCGAGGAGTCCGGAGCGGTCGAGAGGGCATCGCGTCAGGCGCCGGAAGATACCGCATCGCATCGCGGCAAGGGCAAGGCTCGGGTCTAGCCATTGCCGCCTCCGACACAGCTCACGTCCCTCGCGGACGTAAAGGAGGCCCTCAATATCGAGGGCCCCGGCGACGATGCCAGGATCAACCTCCTCCTCGACCAGGTCACGGACGAGGTGCAGTCCTTCGTCGGGCGGTCGCTCTTCTCGGCGTCCTACTCGCAGTTCTTCGACGGAGGGGAATCGAAGGAGCTCGTGCTGAGGGAGAGACCAGTTTCATCCATTGCAAACGCCTGGTCCTCGCCCGGATCCGCCAGGGTCTACGACTCGACGACTCTCGTCCCTTCGGCTTCATACACTTTCGATCCGGATGCCGGGATCATCTACCGAATCGATGGAGCCAAGTGGGGATGCGGCCCCAGAGCGGTGCGCATCGACTACGTAGGCGGCTGGCTCACCGTCGTTCCTCCCAGGGTTTCGAGAGCCGCGATCGAGGTCATCGCGGTGAAGCTCTATAAGGGGAAGAACAAGGACTATCACATCAGCTCCGAGGACCGAGGCGACGGTCAGGTCAGCTTCCGGCCCGATACGGGACTGGGGCACGACTGGCCCCTTGGCGCGCTGAGAGTCTTCTCCGATCTGAAGGACGGATCCATCTCATGAGCGCTTCCCTCGACATCTTCGGCATCGGAGCGAAAGAGGTCAGCAGCTCGATCGCCGCCGAGACCCGCGAGTTCAACCGCGAGCTGAGGAAGAACCTCCGCGCCGCGACGCGCGTCCTGAAGAACGAAGCCAGGTCCGTCGCGGCTTCCAAGATGCGCACCGACACCGGCGGGCTGCAGCGGACGATCGGCTCCTCGGTCAAGGGCACCGGCGCGACGGCCGCCGGCGGCGCTGCTGAATACGTCGGCCGGGTCGGGATCCTCGGCAGGACCCGCGGGCGGAAGACGGGGCGGTTCGGGATCCTCAGCTACTACGGCCATCTCGAGACGGGCGGGCCGATCGTCCCGAAGGTCAAGGGCCGGAGGGCGCTGGCCAACGCATCTTTCCGCATCGACTATGCCCGCCGCCATCACCTCCAGCCCAGGACCCGGGATCTCCGGCCGGTCCTGACCTTCGCGGTCGTCAGGGGAGGCGCCTTCGGAGGCTGGGTGTCCGTGGCGAAGGTGATCACGCCGGCGAGGCCGTTCCTGGGGCCCGCTCTCGAGAACAAGGGCGACCGGGCGGTCGAGATCGTCGGCGATGCCTTCGGAGTGTTCCAGGGATGAGAGTCCTGCTTCCAGCTTCCGGCTCCCATCTGGCGGCGATCGCGGCTCTTTGCGCTCTCGCCTCGCCCCTGCCCGGCGCGCCGGCGAAGGTGAACAACATGCCCGAGATCATCGTCAACGGTTCGTGCGAGCAGATCTCCGGCTGGGAGTTCCAGGGGACGCAGATCAACGATCCCTTCCAGAAGGTCGCTCACTATTCCGGTCAGTTCTATCGTTCGGGGATCACGAGCATTCGCCTCGCCGCGAGAATTGCTGCATCGCACGGCACGCGGCACGTCTTCTTCTTCGAAGACTACGGAACCGCTTCGCAGCCGCTTGCCTACGTCCCTGGGAAGACCTACAACCCGAGCTTCTGGTTCCTCCAGAACGGCGGGGCGACCGGTTCACGTCCGATCGACCTTTCGATAGATCCGGGAGATGGCGTTGCCGCCTTCGTCCAGTCCACTCCAATCGGACCCTCGGGCGGATGGCAGCAGCTCGTCTCGGATCCTTTCATCGCCCTGGGTCCGGTCGGCCGAATCGCCCTCGCGATCAATCGTGCTTACGGCCCTCCGGTCGGAACGGTGATCGAGGAAGCCTTCATCGACGACATTTCGGTCACGGGACCCATCACGGAGTTCGCCATGCTCGAGCAGATCCGCGCCAACCTGATCGTGAAGCTCCAGCAGATCAACGGCATCTCCCCGTGGATCCTCGCGCCGACCGTCACCGAGAAGAGGCAGCTCGTGAGCAAGTACGCGAGCCTTCCGGTGATCTGCCTGCGGCCGAATCGCCTCGCGAGCGAGGACGTCGGGACGCCCTTCAAGGAGCTCCAGAGGTACGCCTGGTTCGATGCCTTTTTCTTTGCCAAGGACGAGGACGATACGCCTGACGTCCTGATCAGCGCCTGCAGGGACATCGCCCGCGCGGTCGAATCCGACCAGACGCTCGGGGGTCTCGGCTACGTCGCGGATCACGACGGGCGCGCCGTCGTTATGGAAGCCTGGGACCCCGTCGAGATCTCGCCGGAAGTCGGCCGTGGGTACGTCTCCTCCAAAGCAACCATCCGCGTCGGGTACATGACCCTTCAAGGAGAAATCTGATGTCCGATCAGAAATACTCGTACCAGGGCAACGGCGCGGTGATGTTCCGGGAGGTCGGCGGGAAGATGGTCTATCAGGCCCTCGCCA